GTTGTCTAGATGAAGAATTTTCTGGAAAACTTGTTGACTGGGCGGACTTGATTCGTAAAACCTTTTATGATGGTGGATGTGATGAAATTATCGCCACTCGTCGTCTGGTTCACATTGTTCATGCGTTTTCGATCTTCAAGGATCGTATGAAAGCGATTGCAATGTGTGTTGCAAGGTTCGATGATCAAACCAAAGAAACTTTCATGGACTTGTATTCCAAGTTGGATGAAAAGGTTTCGATGCCTTCTGATGAAACTGAAGAAGGTGAAGATTCTGAATCGACTGAAACTGAAGAAAAAGAAGATTTCAAACCTTGATAAAAAAGAAAGTAATATATAATAGAATGGTGGTCAACCCCTGACCATCGTTCTATTTTTGTATGTATTGAACGTGGAAAACTATGGAAGTAAAAATACCAGTAGAAGAATTGCGAGAAAAAAAGATTATGGTTTGTACGCCAATGTTTGGTGGAATGTGCAGCGGAATGTACACAAAGGCTTGTTGTGATTTGGCAACACTTGCAACCAAATATGAAATGGATTTAAAATATTTTTATCTTTTTAATGAATCCTTAATTCCACGAGCAAGAAATTATTTGTGTGATGAATTTATGAGAAGTCATTATACACATCTCATGTTTATTGATGCGGATATTCATTTTGATCCAAATGATGTACTTACTTTGGCAGCATTGGACAAAGATATCATTGGTGGCCCTTATCCAAAGAAATGTATTGCATGGGAGAAAGTTCGTAATGCAGTCGATTCGGGCCTTGCAGATGAAGATCCCGAAGTTTTAGCAGAATACACAGGTGATTATGTTTTTAATCCAGTAGAAAATACACACAAAATTCAAGTTGCAGAACCAGTTGATGTTCTGGAAATTGGTACAGGTTTTATGATGATTAAAAAGAAAGTGTTTGATGATTTTCGTGAAGCATATCCCCAATTTAGTTATACGCCAGATCATAATCGTTCAGAACATTTCAAAGGTGATAGAAATATTCATGCGTATTTTGATACGGTGATTGATTCAATAGCCTATTTGGGTGATATTGCTGGTGGAAGTGATCGATATCTTTCTGAGGATTATTTCTTTTGTCAGTTTGTTCGTAGGATTGGATATAACATTTATCTTTGTCCTTGGATGAAATTGGGACACATGGGTTCTTATGTTTTTTCTGGTTCGATGGCGAGTTTAGCGAATCTCGAATTTGCAGCTCATGGATTGGATACTGCGAAAATAAGCGGACATGCAAAACGAAGAAAGAAAACAACAAAAAGAAAGAAAAAATAACTTGACAATGTGTTAAAAAATTGTTATAATTATACTATTAATAAAAACTGAAATGGAGAATAAAATGAAAGTAAGTGAAAGAACAACCAATCTTTTGAAAAATTATGCAAACATCAATCAGAGTTTAGAATTTCGTGAAGGGAACGTACTTAAAACAGTTTCGCCCCTCAATACAATTCTGGCTTCGGTTGAGATAGAAGAAGACTTCCCACAAACATTTTCAATATATGAATTGGGTCGTTTTTTGGGAACTTTGGATTTATTTAATAATCCAGAGTTAGATTTTACTGACAATGGAGTTAGTATTACCGATGATAATCATGAAGCAACGTATCGTTATTGTGGGAGCAGTTCAATGTTTCAAACACCACCAGAAAAAGATATAACTTTTCCAGATGCAGAAATTAATTTTGAATTAACACAAGAACAATTCAGAAAAACAATTAATGCAGCCAATACTTTGGGACTTCCAGAAGTTATTGTTGAAGGAAATGGTACGGATATACAACTCGTAGTGTCCGATACAGGTAATGTATCATCTGATATTTTTTCAACCAAAGTTGGGGCAACTGATAAGACATTTCGTATGATTTTTAAAACTGAAAATCTAAACAAAATTATGGAAGGAACATATGACGTTTCTCTTTCATCCAAACGTATATCACATTTTACAAGAAAGGGCGATACTCTAAATTATTGGATTGCACTTGAACAAAATTCTACTTATGAGGAATAATTATTATGACCGAATCTTTATTATGGGCGGAGGGATATAGGCCCAAGACCATCGATGAATGTATACTTTCCGAAACAATTAAGGGAACTTTATCAGACCTTGTAAAAGATGAAAAGATTCCCAATCTCATGTTCACAGGGCCGCCAGGAGTTGGTAAGACATCTGCAGCACGAGCACTTTGTGAACAAACAAATAGCGATTACATAATTATCAATGGTTCAGATGAGGGTAGAATGATCGATACCCTGCGAACCAAGTTGACTCAATTTTGTTCTACTATCTCTTTCGGGGGCGGTAGAAAGATTGTGATTATAGATGAAGCGGATTATATGAATCCCGATTCTGTTCAACCAGCCATGAGAAACTTCATTGAAAAGTTTGCAGAAAATTGTTCGTTTATTTTCACTTGTAATTACAAAAATCGAATTATAGATCCGATTCATTCACGATGTGCAGTCGTGGATTTTGGGTTGAACAAAGAAGAAAAACCACATATCGCAGCCCTGTTCATGGAACGATGTGTGTCCATGTTAGCATCAGAAAATATAACTCATGACAAAAAAGTAATTGTAGAATTAATCAATAAACACTTTCCAGATTTTCGGAGAGTGATAAATGAATTGCAAAGATATTCAACTTCGGGAGATATTGATTCTGGTATTCTTGCGAATATTGGTGAATTGAATTTGAATTTATTAATTTCTACATTACGAGAAAAGAATTTCCAAAACATGCGCCAATGGGTTACTTCAAATGTGGATAACGATCCAATATCAGTTTATCGTAAAATTTATGATAAATTATATGATGTATTGGAAAAATCTTCTATTCCTCCAGCAGTATTAATTATTGCAGATTATCAATACAAATCGGCCTTTGTCGCAGATCAAGAAGTAAATCTTGTTGCTTGTTTGGTTGAATTAATGGCAGAATGTGAGTTCGTATGAGCCCGTTTGATTTTGTGAAACAGATTAATTATGGTAAGATAAATCTGATGGATGAAACTCCTGAATTAGAAAGGGAGTATAAACAGTTCATTATAAATCGTGCATTGAGTTTTAATCACGATACGGCCCTTTATGCAAATGAAATGAACTTTCTAAATCACCTAGATCCGAAACTTCAATTCGACTTTTTTCTAAATATAATCAGACCGAAGAAACGGTATGGAAAATGGTTGAAACGTGAAAACAATGGAGTACTCGAATTAATCAAAGAATATTATAAGTGCAGTTATGCGAAAGCGAGAGAATACTCTTCTTTACTTGATGATTCGCAACTGGATATTATTAAACAAAGAATTGATACAGGTGGTTTGAAAGGACAAAATGAGCGAAAACATAATTCAAGCGATGATTGAAGTAACACTAAAAGAACCCGATGATTTTCTCAAGGTACGAGAAACCCTTACACGAATCGGAATTGCATCACGCAAAGAAAAAACTTTATTTCAGTCATGTCATATCCTGCACAAGCAGGGAAAATATTACATAGTACATTTTAAAGAATTGTTTGCATTAGACGGAAAAACAACTAATTTTTCTGAAAATGATGAAGCAAGACGAAATACTATTGCCAATCTTCTCGCAGAATGGGAATTGATTGAATTGGTAGAAACAGATAAATCATCAGAACTTACTGTGCCATTAAGCCAGTTGAAAATTCTTTCCTTCAAGGAAAAGGATGAATGGGAGCTTACTCCCAAATATAATATTGGGAATAAAAGGGATTCTGATGAGAATGACGAGTGATTTACAATTTTATAAATTATTTTCAAGTGTAAAAGACCCCAAACGAGCTACAAGCGGTTCAGCATGTTTTGACTTGTACTCTTTTTTACCAGACAACTCTACGGTTTCGGTATATATAAATCATTTTGAAGAGTTGGAAATAAGAAATAGATTGGTGCAAAATGGAAGGGTACAAGTCAATTCTAATGAACGAATTCTGATACCTACAGGACTTATTTTTGATATTCCAAATGGATATTCAATGAGACTACATCCAAGATCAGGCCTGGCATTGAAACAAGGTTTGACCCTAGCGAACAACACGGGCATAATTGATTCAGATTACGTGGAACCTGTTTATGCGATGATAACTAATATCAGCGGAACAACGCAATATGTGAAACACAATGAACGGATTTGTCAGGGAGAAC